GGCCAGGTGACGGCATCGTGGCCAACGGCAGCGGCCCTGGCATTGACCGCGGCGGCATCAACTGGAACGGCACCTGCTATCGCGTCATGGGCACCAAGCTCGTGACTGTGGCCAGCAATGGCGCTGTGACCGTGCTTGGCGAGGTTGGTGGACCAATCAACACGCTGGTGACGATGGACTACAGCTTCGACCGCTTGGCCATTGCGTCTGGCGGCAGGCTGTACTACTGGAACGGCGTCCTCACGCAGGTGACTGATCCTGATCTTGGTGTGGTGCTGGATTTTTGCTGGGTGGACGGCTACTTCATGACCACCGATGGTTCAAGCCTGGTGGTGACCGAGCTGTCAGACCCAACTCAGGTCAACCCGCTGAAGTACGGCTCCAGCGAGGTCGATCCTGACCCGGTGGTGGCGCTGCTGAAGCTGCGCAACGAGGTCTATGCACTGAACCGCAATACCATCGAGGTGTTCGACAACGTGGGCGGCGACTTCTTCCCGTTCCAACGCATCGATGGCGCACAGGTTCAGAAGGGCGTCATTGGCACGTTTGGATGCTGCGTTTTCATGGAGCAGGTGGCTTTTTTGGGCAGCGGCCGCAACGAAGCGCCAGGCATCTACATGGGCGCCAACGCCACTGCCACCAAGGTGAGCACGCAGGAGATCGACGAGATTCTGCTGCAGTACACCGAGGCGCAGCTCGCCACGGTGAAGCTGGAGGCGCGCAACGACAAGGCGCACCAGCACCTCTACGTCCACCTGCCTGACCGCACGCTGGTCTATGACGCAGCGGCCAGCGAGGCGCTGGGCGAGCTGGTCTGGTTCACGCTGACGACCACGGTCGTCGGGTTCAGTCAGTACCGTGCGCGCAACCTGGTCTGGGCCTACGACAAGTGGCTTGTCGGTGATCCGCAGTCGAGCAACATCGGCTATCTGGTGGACACCATTGGCACGCACTGGGGTCAGAAAGTGCGCTGGGAGTTCGGCACGCTGATTGCCTACAACGAGGGCAACGGCGCTCTGTTCCATGAGCTGGAGCTGGTCAGCTTGACCGGCCGCGTGGCGCTTGGCGTCGACCCAATCATCACCACCAGCTACAGCCTGGACGGCCTGTCATGGAGCCAGGATCGGCCACTGCGTGCTGGCACCATCGGCAACACCAAGAAGCGCCTGGCGTGGTTCCAGCAGGGCAGCATGCGCAACTGGCGCATCCAGCGCTTCCGCGGCGACAGCGATGCGCATCTGGCCTTCGCACGGCTGGAAGCGCAGATTGAAGGGCTGCTCTACTGATGGCCACCAATCCACGCATCCCACCACTCGGCCTGACCCGAGATCAGCTCGCCACGTTCTTGAAGGACTTCGAGCAGATCAAGCAGTTCGAGAACCTGTTTGCGGTGGCTGCTTCGGTGGCCCCTGATCAGGTGGAGGTGGCCACCATTTTGGCCGGCAATGCCGATACAAAGGCTGTGCAGGCACTCGGTCAGATCGCTGCACTGGCGCAGGAGGTGGCTGTCTGCTGCTCGGTCAGTGACATCAAAGCCACACAAGCGCTGGACCAAATCGCCATGCTGGCACAGGAAACAGCAGTCAGCATTGCGTCAGCAGAGAACAAAGCCAACCAGGCGATGGCGCTGCTATCCAGGCTGGCTGAGGCTGTCGAAGGGCTGCAGATGCTGCCACCGAAGCGCGAGTTCAAGCGCAGCCGGTATGGCTCGTTCTACGACACCACCACGCAGACTGCCACAGTCATCAACACGGCCAAGGCCATTACGTTCAACACCACAGACTTGAGTCATGGCGTTTACCTTGGCACGCCAACTTCGCGCGTCTACGTCGACACTGAAGGCATCTACAACTTCCAGATTTCTGTGCAGCTTGATTCGACAGTCGCAACGGCTGAAGAGTTCTATGTGTGGTTCAGACTCAATGGAGCTGATGTCACCAATTCAGCCAGCCAAGTGCGCATTCAGGGCAACAATGCTGAAGTGTTTGTGGCTCTGAATTTGTTTTTCAACTTGAAGGCAGGAGACTACGTCGAGGTCATGTTCAGCGTGAGCAATCTTGGCGTGCAGCTTCTGGCCTCTGGTCCTGTAGCACCACATCCAGGCATTCCGTCCATCATTCTTACTGTCGCAAACAACATCGGAGGTATCCAATGACCGTCATCGTAAAAACCCTCGTGCCTCCCAAGCAGATGGAGGCTGTCCAGACCACGCAGTACACAGCCACTGCAGCCAAGGCGCTGATCGACAAGGCTACGGTCACCAACACCGACACAGTGAACCGCACGTTCAGCGTGAACCTGGTTCAGGTTGGTGGTGTTGCTGGCAATGCCAACCTGATCATCGACGACCGTTCGGTGGTGCCTGGCGAGACTTATCTCTGCCCTGAGCTGGTCGGACAAGAGCTGGACCCTGGTGCATTCATCAGTACCATCGCCAGCAATGCCACCTCGCTGACGCTGCGCATTTCCGGCCGCGAGATCACCTGAAGGAGTCCATGATGGAAGACGCAAAAATGCCCAAGATGATGCTGGCCGGCTTTGGTGGCATCCCATACGAGGAGCCATTCATCACGGCGGCCGAGAACAAAAAGAACACCCAGGTGGTGATCGACGACTGGATGCTCGGCCCTGAAAAGCCCAGCAACGAGCGCGGAGCCAACAAGCCCTACTGGATGAAGCTGGCCAAGGCCATGCAAGTCGATGAGAAAGAGGCGCGTCGTCGTCGGTGCTCGAACTGCGAGTACTACGACAACAGCACCATGATGCAGGCCAAGATGGAGCGCATCCCCCAGAACGATTGGGACGATGGCGCTGGCTACCGTGGCTACTGCCACAAATTCGAGTTCATCTGCCACGACATGCGCTCCTGCCAAGCCTGGGAAGAGCGCGAGTTCGAGCAAGATTGACAGGCCATTCAAATGTGGGAAAATACCATTACTGAGCCGTTCGAGCAGCCAGTAGCTCACAGCCCCCAGCAGGAGGATTCGATGAGCGATGTCGCGGTTCAGGAAGTTGCCAAGCAGTCCGGTGTGCCTGCGGAGCACTTGCCGATCTACCGCCTGGAGGCTGAACTGCTCAAGTTGCCCCAGGTCGACATGCCTGTCGATCACGACTTCTGCAACGGCCTCTACGCTCGGACCATGCACATCCCGGCAGGCACCGTCTTGACTGGCGCAGTGCACAAGGACGAGTCATTCTTCGTGGTTCGCAAAGGCCACCTAATCGTCACCACTGACGACGGCTCGGCCCAGGTTGGCCCCGGCTTCATGAGCGTCACCAAGTCCAACACCAAGCGTGCTGGCGTGGCGCTGACGGACGTTGAGGTCACCACCTTCCACGCAAACCCGACGAACGAGACAGACCCGCAGGCTATCTGGGACATGTACACCGTCCCGGCACCTGCTCCTGTCCTTGAGGCCGTCCAACACCCGCACCTGGAGGGCAAACAATGAGTTTCGGTTTATCTGGAGCAGCGCTGGCAGGCATTGCCGTTGGCGGCGCAACGCTCGTATCTGGCCTGGCACAGGCCGACGCTGCCGAGTCTGCGGCAGCAGCACAAACCCAAGCATCGGAGGCTGGCATCGCTGAACAGCGTCGCCAGTTCGACAAGGTTCAAGAACTGCTCAAGCCCTACGTCGAAGCCGGTACCGGCGCGATTGAAGGGCTGCAGCCTTACGCTGAAGCTGGTGTCCCTGCCATGCAGGCCCAGCAGGCTCTGCTCGGTCTGGCTGGCCCAGAGGCGCAGCGCAAGGCCATTGCCGAACTGGCGGCCGGTCCGCAGATGCAGGCGCTGGTCCAGCAAGGCGAGAACGCACTGCTGCAGCAGGCATCTGCCACTGGTGGGCTGCGCGGCGGCAACATTCAGGCGGCCCTGGCACAGTTCCGGCCGCAGGTGCTGTCCGAGTTGATTGGCCAGCAGTACAGCCGTCTTGGCGGCCTGACCGCACTTGGCCAGGAGACCACTTCGAACCTGGCGCGCCTTGGCCAAGCATCTGCCGCTGGCACCGGCGCGGCTGCGCAGGAAAGCGGCGCGAACATCGCCAGCCTGCTGGCCCAGCAAGGCGCTGCACAAGCTGGCGCGCAGATGGCCCAAGGCCGTGCGTTCGCATCCATTCCCGCAGCCATCTCTGGCGGCCTGGGCATCTTCTCTGGCCTGGGAGGTAAATTCTGATGGCCCTTCAACTACCATCCGGCCCAATCAACTACGGCGTCGACATTCCTGACCCGTCGCAGGCTTTCCTGTCGGCGTTCAAAACTGGCACAGCCATCACCGAAACCCGCATGGCGCAGGAGCAATCCCAGCGCCAAGCAGAGCAACAGAAGCTGATCTCGCAAGCCTTCCAGCGCCTGCGCCAGCCAGGCGCGACCGCCAAGGACTATGCTGACCTGGCGATGATGCTTCCTGAGACGCAGGCCAAGGCCGTGCGCGAGAGTTTCAGCATGATCAACGCTGACCAGCAGCAGAACGCACTTGGTCAGGCTGGTCAGGTGTTCTCGGCGTTCAAGGCTGGGAAGCCTGAGATCGCCATCGGCCTGATCGAGCGTCAGATCGCAGCCAAGCGCAACAGTGGCGACGAGGCCGGTGCCAAGTTTCTGGAGACATGGCGAGATGTGGCCAAGGAAAACCCGAAGGCCACCGAGGACTACTTCGGCTTCACCATCTCGCAGATGCCTGGTGGTGACAAGGTCATCGAAGGCGCTGTAAAGCTTGAGACTGACCGTCGCGCTGCACAACTGCAGCCGTTCACGCTGCGCAAAGAAACCGCTGACGCCATCATCAAAGAAGCTGAGGCAAAGTTTGCACCGCAGAAGTTCGGTCTGGAGATCAATCTTACACAGTCGCAGATCGAGCAGGCAAAAGCGGCTCGTCGTGCATCTGATGCTGCGGCTGCGAAGTCCGGCGCAGAGGCACAGCGTGCGCGTGCAGAGGCTGACCAGATGGCTGCAGGCATCATCCCGGTGGAAAAGCGGCCCGAAGCTGAGGGCAAGTTCCGCAAGGAATACAGCGACCAGACAAAGGGATACCAGGAAGTCAAGTCGGCCTACGGCCGCGTGCTTGCTTCGCAAGAGACGGCCGCTGGCGACCTGGCGCTGATCTTCAACTACATGAAGATGCTGGACCCAGGCTCTGTGGTGCGCGAGGGCGAGTTCGCCACGGCGCAGAACGCCACCGGCGTGCCGGAGCGCATTCAGAACCTGTACAACAACCTGGTGAAAGGCGAACGTCTGAATCCAGACCAGCGCAAGATGTTTGCCAAGCAAGCCGAAGGTCTGTACAAGCAGGCCCAGACCCAAGAGGCCACCGTGCGCACCGGAATCGAGCGAATCGCCAAGGGCTACGGTCTGAACACGGCCAACATCTTCTACACCCCGACCGAAGTTGCGCCAACGGCACCAGAGGCACCACGCCAGCCTGGTGCTCCTGTATCGGTGACGGCTCCCAACGGTCAGGTGCTGACCTTCCCGTCGCAGCAGGCGGCTGACGCCTTCAAGAAAGCAGCAGGAATCCGCTGATGGCAACCGACTACGAAGCACTCGCACGACAGTTCGGCGGCACGGTGGCAGGCCCGGCTCCGGCCCCTGCTGCTGCACCAACACCTACGCCACTGCCAGTCACTCCGCAGACGCCTGCTGCCGTTCAGCAGACGCTGCCTGTGACTCCACAGACGCAGCCTGCACAGGTGGTCGACTATGCGGCCATGGCCAGCCAGTTTGGCGGCCAGACTGCACCGGCAGAACCTCCAAAGATGGGCTTCTTCGAGTCCTTGGGCGAAATGGTCACCGGATCGCGGCGTGCGACCACTGAGACCCAAACGCTGCCCGAGTGGACCTCGATGCCGGAACTCAACCAGATGAGCGTGGCGTCCCTCAAGACGGCGTTGGGCACGCTGCTGTCCAACCCGCAAGAAACGGTCCAGATTCTGCAGGCCAATTTCCCTGGCGCGCAGGTTCGCCAGGACGCCAAAGGAAACTTCATCATCCGGTCTTCCGTTGACCAGCGCGAGTACGCCATCCCTCCTGGCCTGTCCGTTGGCGACATTCCTCGCGTCATTGGCGGCCTGCTGGCCTTCACCCCGGCCGGGCGTGCCACCACCATCCCTGGTGCTGTGGCCGCTGGCGCTGGCACTCAGGCCGTGATCGAGGCCACTCAGGCAGGCACTGGCGGACGATTTGACACTGGCGAGGTGGTCACGGCTGGCACAGCCGGTGGGGCTGGCCAAGTGGTGCAGCGCGGCATTCAAGCGGCAGCACCTGCCGTCCGGCGCACCGTGCAGCGTGCCACCGGCCGTGGCCCTGCGCCAGCAACACCGGCAGCAGCAGCCCCAGCGGCGCGTCCTGCGGCCCCTGGAGCGCGAATCGAGCCGACGCTTGAGCCGATGCCTACCCAGCCTTCTGCGGCGGCTCCTGCGGCCGTTCAGGCCGTCCCGGAGCAGCCCATTGTCCAGGCTGCCGTGCAGGCTGTGCCCGAGCAGCCTGCCGTCCAGGCCACCACCGAGGCCTTCGAGGAAGTTGGCGACCTTGTGCGCAAGGCTTCCGGCAAAGGTCCAGGCTCTGCGGCTGCCCAGGCGCGGCTGGCCGATCTTGCCCAGGTAAACCCTGATGCGCGCGCTGCGGCCGAGCGTCTTGGCATGGACCTGCCCTTCGATGTCTTCAGCGACAACCCGCAAGTCCGGGCTGCCGTGGGCCTGACCAGGTCTGTAGCTGGCGGCGAGGCAGAGGCGGCCTGGGTGAACACGGTGCGCAACGCCATCGCCAAGGCCGACGATGTGGTGCAGCAGTTCGACGCGGCTTTCATCGAAGGCCGTCCGGCACCTGGCGCAACCTCCCAGCGCATCCTGGACAGCCTCAAGGGAACGCAAGCGCAACTGGCCAAGGACGCCAGCACGATCTACCAGCGCGTCGATGAGGCTATCCCCAAGACGTCCACCGTGCAGTTCCCGAAGCTGACGCAGACGCTGGACGAGGTGCTGGCTGAGGTTGGCGAGAAGGGTCTGACGGCGCAGGAGAAAAAGCTGTACGAGTTGGCCACTGACCCGACTGCAACCTACGGCCGTCTGCTGCGCGAGAAGAACCTGATCTGGCAGGCAATGGCTGGCAAGGAATCTCCATACGGCAACATGGCGGCAGGCGACCTGAAGCGCCTGTACGCGGCCCTTGCTGACGACCAACTGACAAACGTAGGCGACCTTGGCGGCGATGCACTGCGCAAGGAACTGCGTGCGGCCAACCTGCTGACGGCTAAAAAGAAGGCACTTGAGAACCGCATCGTCGGCGCCTTCGGCAAGGAGATCGACGGCAGCGTGGCCACCCTCATGCAGTCAGCCATCAAGTCTGCGGCCAAGGGCGACGCGGCGCAGTTCAACAAGCTGATGAAGGTCGTCCCGCCTGAGTTGCGCAAGGAGACCATTGCCACGGCGCTGGCCTCTGTCTCAAGTTCTGGTCGGGCGGCCCAGGAAGGTGCGTTCGGCTTTGCCGAGTTCGCCAAGACCTATCGTGGCCTGCGCGCCAACCCTCCGGTCTACAAGCAGGTGGTGG